GATAACTTATTGGCCGTGCTCTTGAATTGCTCCATATCAACTTGCTCGCCACGTAGACCACCCCTAAGCGTTTTTAATTCGTCAGTGTTTAATGACTTAAGCTCTTCTTCTATTGGCATATAATCACCTATCTAAAACGAGGTTGATCTACTTGACCTACCTTCTCCCTAGACTCAATAAGGTTATCAAGTATATTTGCGGCCCCAACCTTAGGACTTTGAGACCTTCTAGTTTGTTGGTCACTATCAGCTATTGCTTGGCCCTGTATTCTTTTAGCAAAAATAGGACTGTCTATATTAATCCCTGACCTTTCTTTATAAGCATCAAGTGATTGCTTTGAGACACCTGCAATTGAGTTTTGCATTTTTACTCTTAGCGTGTCTTTTAAGTTTTTAAGCCCTCTTAATAATGCTCTATCTGTGTCGGCCCCTTTAATTTCGGCGGCCAACCTGCCTGCCTCTTGAGGAGTCACTGCCCCCCCTGATCTTGCCTTTAATAAAATATTAACAAGAGAATTTACATCCTGCCTTAAGTCTTGCCCCCCTCTACTGATAGCTATATCGGGCAAAGATCCTGCTAGCCTACCAAATCCAGGGACATCTATTTTAGGATTAAGTGTGTCCATGCCTTGATCTAATCCTAGAGAGATAAGCTGGTTATCAATACGCTCCATAATAGGCAGTATTTCAGGGACACCAGTATTATCAAATTGCTTAGATAATTTTTGCGCTCCTGCGTCAATTTCTTTTTGAGATTTGGCCTCTTTAGTTGATCTGGCCAAGGCCATTGTTGCTTGGGCCTGTCTTTCTTTTAATTTCATTCCTGGATCCGTTATTTGCACAAAACGCCTTGTAGGTCTTGAGCCGATAACTTCCCCTGTTGCCTCATCGATCACTTGCTCTCTTTGTGATCCTAAAGCAGATATTGCCCCTGGTGTTTGAGCACTTACATCCTTTACTTGTTTACCTGCCGTTTGAAGGGCCAAAATATCTCTTTGAGGGAGGATCCCTTCTTTTCTGAATGCCTCCTCTTCTAAAGCAGTCTGTTGTTTTGCTAGGGCCATTTCCCCTAGTTTTGATTTTTGTTCGGCCTGAGATATTTGAGCTTCTCTTAATTTCATTTTTTGTTTTTCAGCACCTAGCTGTTCAATATTGGCGACCGTGCCTGTTACCCCTTCGGCCACTTGAAGACCTTTAAGGATGATATCCAAAAAATCTAATTTTTCTTTAGGTCTTTGTTGAGGCTCCCTTGCCCTTGCTCTAGGTTGAATTACACTTACTGGCATTATCCTACCCTCACTTTCTGATAGGCCTGTAATAATTGAGGTAATGCCTCTTGTTGTACAGGCATAGGTGCTTTAGGGAGTGCCTCGATTGCACTCCTTATTGATAGTAATGGGTTTTGCTGTAAAATCTCAGCTTTTCGATCAATAGAAGAGCTATTAGGGATGGGCACCCCTCCACCTTGTCTTTGTTGGACTACCCCACCAGCTTGCCCTGGCTCGGTTGGAGATATTAACTCACCAGCTAATCCACCTAAAGAAGCGCCTCCACCAGCTAACCCTGTTATAGCACCAGCTTTAGCTAAAGGACTTAAAGCGGCAGCACCAGCACCTCCAGTCCCACCGGCCAACAAAGCACCGGCCGTTAAACCAGCGGCAGCACCTAGAGCACTGCCCAGCTTACCACCAAGCCCTTTTTTCTTTTTAGGTGGCTCTACCTTTACTTCCCTTTTAGGGATTTTTACTTGTACCGCCATTAAAAATTCTCCGGATTAATATTTCTTAAATGAAATTGTGCTTGGTCGATCACACTTTGTGGTGTCTGTGGATTTCTTATAAGAGACTGTAGCCCATTATACCTTTCCTGGAGAGTAACCTTAGGATTAGTAAATAAAGCGTCTAATTGCGCTTGGAATTTGGCGCTAACTGGTGCTGCCTCTTCTGCTATTTTTTGTCTCTCAGCTTTGGCAGTATTTACGTACAATTGTAATCCTTCACCTATTGCCTGGATCCCTGGGGATTGACCTTCTCTTGTAAACTCTTTGGCCAAAGACTCAAATAGCCGTGCTGCTTCGGCCGGATTATCTCTGTTGAGTTCTAGAGTAGACATGACCTGGTTAAAGGCCGTGATATCTCTATCGAAATCAAATTTTTGTTTTTCCAAATCTAATAATGCTAGCTTGGATTGTTGATCGGCCTCAAAGACTTGCTTTTTAAAGTCCTGTTCTTTACTGAAAAGCTCTCTTTGAAAGCCCCTTGATTTTTCTGCTTCTGTTGCTCCAAACTGCCTTCCAGCTTCGGCCTCTAACCCTGCTAATTGCTGGGCCTCTCTTTGTAATTGCCTTGCTCCAATTTGTGCTGACTCTTGAGCGGCAAGATCAGCTAATTGTCCTGCCTCTTCTTTGCGTAATTGCTCTTGTACTTGTTGGCCTAATTTAATTCCTGCACCAGCGCCAAAGCCACCAGCTTGAGCGCGTTGCCTTTGTAATTGTAATTGGGCCTCTCTAGATTTTGCCCCTGTTTGGGCCTTAATTTTTTGTCTGGCCCTTTGAAATTCAGGTAGCTCTTGATTTTGGTTTGTAGGGGCAGTTAACAATTGCCTCCTACGCCTTTCAAATGGATCATTTTGTTGGGCCATTATCGATATCCTTTTCGATTATAAGCGTATTTTATCCAATGCACTTTAAACTTCTGATCAGCTACGTTTTGGTTAGAGAATTTAAATTGGATCCTCTTACCTCTAAGCCCCCCTAGGAAAAGCTTTTCATCAAACTGATTACTTAAGTCACCATATAAGTCAGTGCCATATACGGCCGTACCATAAAGCGCTTGAATAGGGGTTAGGTCTATCTCATATAAATCCCCATCCCCACCATAGGAGTCCACGATAGCGTTGACGTTCATTTTCCACGCCCCACTTCTATCTAGTAGCATTGAGATAAAGCGGTGGTCTTTGGTAAAGTTTTCGTCATTTTTAAACCCAGTAAATTCCTTGGTTTTAATATAGCTATCAATGGCGCTACCATCGTCATTATAAGTGCCGTCATTCATTTTATAAACAAAACCAGTGGCACCAGCGTCTATATAATACAGACTATTATTATAAATGGTAAAATCACCTACTGATAATCCAGTCCACGGCACCCATGAGTATTTTTGTACTTTACTCAGGTTATCTATATTGTAATTAAGCACATAGATTTTATCATTGGCCGTAGCTGAGTCCGTTTGAGTCACAGCAAAGTAGATCTTGTTTTTAAACTCTACTGCCGTAAATTTACCCTCTTGCCCTTCTTCAAGATCAAACATTTGATCTTCAATTTTTTGAGAGATTAACTCTCCACCAGCATTAAGGATGCTTAAGAAAGTCACGTCAGGCTCTAATTGTCCCCCTACGATAGATCCTATGCCTAAGATCTTCTCATTACGTAGTGCAGGGAATAATAAGCGCTGTTGAAAGTTGATAAGGCCAAATGGACTTCGGGATCCGTAATCAACTGGGAGCTCTACTCTAACCCAGTTAGTCGGATTAGTGTCAGGCATATATAAAAAGGTAAAGCCCTCGTCGTGGGCATAGCAAATACCATTATTATGGACTTGGATACCTCTAAGTAATTGACCTGAGTTATCCCCTACTTTTTGGAAGTTAGTAGCTTTAAAAACATACGGATTGCCAAGCTCGCTATACCAACCGTAATTAAGATTAGAAGGATCGTTACAAAAAATGCGATCAGCAAATGTAACACAGAAGCCATAGTTTGGAGGTACACCCTGATCGGTTGGGGCATCCCCTCCAAGTTCGGCATCGTCGTTATTGTCGGTGTAACTAGTAGTGGTGTTATCATTAATTGTCGCGACAAGTTTATAAGTACTACCACCAGCTTCCGTCCTGTATAATCGTCGGGTTGATATGCCAAAGCTTTGTGGGGCCACAGGGATGCTTGTTACTGATATCTCTTCACTTGCTGCCGTGAAGGTGGCCATAATAGGGCCTACATCGCTTTCAACAGACTGACTATTAACAAACGTTAGCCGATAAAGGTAGTCTCCTGTTAAAGTCCCATTAGAGCTTGTCGCTGCCGTCATTGTAGAAGTGGGAGGATAAACCCCATGTCTAGTGAAATCGGTCCCATTCCATTTATAAGGGATCACGCCCCCATTTCCACAAAATAATTGATTTTCATACTCACACGATCCCACCCTAATACCAGCTGTAAAAACTGACTGGGCAGATCCTATTGTGATAAAAGATGTCCCTTGAAGATCCCATGCTGATCCACCAGCAAACGCGACCATGGTCTCACTGCCTGAGTTATCGTGCCTTGTATAAAGCCCATCCCCTACAAAGGATCCAATAGAGGCCGTATTTAATTTAGACGTCCCCTCTCTTGTTGAGACTGTCCCATCTTCAAAGACTACGTTTTGGCAGTCTGGACTTTCATTATCCTGTATAGTGGACACAGGGAATCTAGAGTTAAGGCCACCATCAAGGGTAATAATCCCATCGCCTATATTGGGGTAAATTTTTGTAAAAGGCTTAGTCATACTGATCCCATTACTGTCCATGGCCTTGCATCGGTATTTTTAACAATAGCAAAGCGATCCCCTCTTTTTTTCTTAGCGCGCCATTGAAGGACATCTAAAAGACCTCTCTCAAACGAGTCCTTATAGTCTTTAGCTACTGCCATGTTTTGATCTTTAACGGCCATACGATAAAGCGTATGATCCATAATGATTGGGTGCCATTGCTCATCTACACTAAAGGCACCTGTTGCCGATTGCCTTGTAGGTCTTACAATGGCCCTAACTTTTATATAGTCTGTCCCATCTGTGTCAGGAGTCGGATATAAAATAAAAACGTCATTCCATTGGATGTAATATTGAGGCTCGCCAGAAGTCGTTGAGTCCTCGTCCATAGCGGTTAAGGCGTCCCACTCTCCAAAGCTAATAGGTTGAAGTTTTGCTCCATTATAAGTTAAGCGCTTTATCTGAATAGCATTTGTGGGGTAGTCATACTCGCTTTGGCCATTTACTGAGTCGGTAGTGAATGTCCTTTCTATGTCTAGTCCATTGCGAGCAATAGCTAGCTCAGCAATATAGGCATAACCAAGTAATTCATTATCTGACCAAAATGTGTCCCCTACTGCGTTATAGCTCTCTCTGGCCAAAGTTAAAAATTCCGTAATTGTCATGTCTCATCCCAATCGTAGTCTGGACTACTAACAGGAGACCAGGTCGAGTCCTCTTCTGTTTGTTGAGTCCAAGAAGTTAAGGATCTGTTTTCTGCATTTTTTGGAGGGAAGTTATAAAACCAACCTGAGCCGTCCCCCACTAGTTCGCTAGTCGTCCAATCCCCTATAAAGCTAAGTGAGTTAGTTCTAACAATACTAAGGTTTTTAAAAATGTCTGTGTCTGGGGTAATTGAATTAGATAAGACTTTACCTATTTGGACATCTAGATCATTAGTGTCGCCATAGGTGTCAGTGCCATAAACAGCGGTATTATAGTAAGCAGGCTCAGGCCCAAAAAATGAGAGGGTATTGGATATCGATTTTGTCTGATCGGCCATAATCCCCCCATGTTATTCCTTAGGCTATCGTAATCTGGGCAGTGACGGTTAAAGTGTCGTTACTGCCGATTGATAAGGTACTCTCTGTGTCCCTACTTAAAATCGTGCCCCCTGTATTGCTTGAGAAAATTCCATACTCGCTAACTTGACCAGCTGCCGAGCCAGTGGCAAAGGTCGCGACAACTTGATAAATTTGATTAGACAAATAACTAACCGTCCCTGTGTGACGGCCAATTTCTGTCCCTAGGTCTGTGTCTGTGTCGGCCTCTGCTGAATTGTCGGATCCCACCGCTAGATATTTCATCGTAAAGGTGGAGGCCCCAGCACAAGCAGAGCTAAGAAAAGAAGCAAGAAACTCTTTACCAACAGAAGTAATAACGTTGTGACCTTGGACTTGCCCTTTAATTTCGCCATTAGGGCCCCTACAAATTGCTGTGTAATAACCCTTTAGCTCCATTATTTACCTGCCAGTCTTTTTTTGTACTCGTCTTTATCAAGGATTTGGTCTAGGTGCATTTCAGTGATATGAGCGTCCAGGTCTTTTTTATCTTTACCGATAAAAGAACAACCCTGACATCTATGGGAGTCAATTGTCTTTAACTCTTGCTTCCCAATAGGCTCAATCCTAATCATTTTGTAGCTCTCTGGTTTTTGGACTCCTCCCCCATCTTTAATAATCGGTCGGTACTGCCCTTTAAATTTAATGGCCTTTTCCTCGTCCATTGTAATAAAGTGTCCGGCCTTAATTGAAATGTGGTAGTCCTCAAATGGCTCTGTGTAGTCTAAATGATTATCATTCCATACCTTAACCATGCTCATAAAATCTCCATATAAAATAATTAAGAACAGTAAAAGACATAACTCATAGTAGAGTCTGTTACTCCACTTGTGTTTTCGACTTTTACAAAACTAAGCCCACTAGGAAGTTTAACGACCTTCCCGTTAGGGGCCAATATTTGTACCACATTATCACCACCATCTGCCTCATCAATTAAGTGAAGCCTATGGAAGTTACCTGATTCATCGTCACTTACTTGAATGTAATGAGTCCCACCACTAGCGTGAGATGGGATTTCTAAAAAGATATGATCCCAGCTATGGCCTCCTAAGGCGAAGGCGCTTGTAGAAGTACTACCTGACGATAAATCAATTTCAAAACTCTTAGCTTTAGGGCCAAACATATAGGCCTCCTATCTTCCATAAGCGTAAATGAAAAAATGGTCACCAGAAGCAACGCCACTTACACCAACAGATCCATTAGAGGCAGTCCCACTAGAGTCTGTATTTTTAACCATTGAATAAGCACTAGTCGCCACAGACTGAATGCCTACAGAGAAGTGATCGACTATATCAAGCCCAGTGGTCACATTGTCTTCGGCACCAGAAGCAACGTAAGAGATGACGTGCAATCTCTTATTGCCAAAAAGTTGTTTATCAATAACAGAGACGCTCATTTATCTCTCCTAATAAAGAATGAAGTTAGATGGTTTTTCAGGCGTTTTTGCCTGAGCTTCCATGTCCCAATGCATGTGATACATTCGGATAAAATATTCCAAAGGCATTTGCTTAATATCAGCTATATTACCTTCGGGGTAAGCACCTAGTGTGCCCCCTTCTGTGGCATTTACATAAATCCCTGGTACTGTTTGTGCCATCCAATCGAAAAACGATTTGAAATTAAAGTATGACCGCCAAGTTAAAACTTTGTTGCCATAAACATCAATCCCTCTCATAGCATTTCCTACTTTCGCATAAGTCTCATCCTTCCATGGATGAAATTCTTTAGCGTAAGAAAAGGAAAAATCAGCACCAGTAAAACAAATAGGGTTACATCCAAAAAAGGCCTTAGCGATATAAACACAGGCCCCTAAGACGTTGCCCCCACTTGAGACGTAGCAATTGAAATCCTCAATGGCCTTCATCTCTTTACATATCTGCTTATCGGGGACGCTACAGTTGAAAAAAAGGATTTCTCCCTTCCATGCTTCTAAAAGCTTTGGACTTGAGCCTATGTAGGCAATAAGCGTTTTATCCTTTGTGCTCTCAAGATATTCTTTGGGGGATTTCAAACCACCTTTGGATATTTCATCGATGGTTATCTCACCTGCGTCTAAAGAGACATAATACTTAGGCCGTACTCCATTATCCTCATTGTAGTGGTAGTTGTGTAGACAACTAATAATAGGAATTTCCATAGGGACTTCAACAGTCTTACCTAGGACGTCCTTCCTAATAAAAGTCGGTCTATGTAGCTTGATATTATTTCTCAAGCTAGGGCCACTACCCTGGGCAATAATGGGTTGCCTAGCGTACTTACCCCACAAATTTCCTAAGGATCTCTTTTTGAAAGGGCCATACTTTTTATGATTGGCCTTAGCATTTCCAACCCAGACTTTATGCCAGCTGTTAACTGTCAAACCGTCATTTGAGCACGCTTGTTTAAAAAGATTCTCTCTAGGGGTGGGGGACTTAGGGATATAATTCATATATTCAAAGTCCATTTCAACTGTACGCATTACCATGATAAAAGCTCCTATAAAATAATTATGAGGCAGTTTTAAGTCTTACCTAGGACAAGGCAGTCCCTTTCAGGACGCTGCCTAACTTTAAATACCTGATCGGATCATGGCATAAAAAGAGCCACCAGAAGCAGTGTCAACGTCAAGGCCAAATCCAACAACGTTGAATGTCCCTACGCCCACAGCATCGGTAACTGGGTATGCCTGGTGAAATGTCCCGTCCTTAGATAAGGCAAGAGCAACATAATCACCTGTGATAGTTGAATCAGCATCGTTTTCAACGCTCACAAATCCTCTAGTCATAACCCAACCGTAAGTGTCAGTTGTTAAAGTCGCATGCTTAACAACCCCTACGAATGGATGAGCAGTGTCGGTCAAAGAAGTAACGGCCACTGAATATCCAGAAGCACCAGTTACAATCTTAAGACCGTAAGAAGGTGAAGCTTGAGAGCCCCCTGCATTGAAGCAGTAGACATACTCCTCACCTTTCCATACTCGTCTAGATCCAAGATCTACACTATTGGTGGCCGTTACGGCCGAGACGCTCTCCTCGAAAGATAAAGCGTCAAATACTGTGTCCATATCTGCCATAATTAAATCCTCCTACTAACTAGCGATCGCAGATAATCTTGCGTGCATTCTGTTGTTTGAAGAACAGAGATTACCAGCAAAGAAAATCTTACTTACGCGGATGTTTTGGTTAATAGGTTTTGCGAAAGGCTCATCTCTAAAGAATTCATCTTTATGCACTTTAAGCATCAAGTAATTCTCATTTAAAAAGAAAAGGTTACTGGCCGGGCAATGGCTATCTGACAAAATCGGGATGCCATTAAACATAAGGCTAGTAAACCCTGCTCTAGCAGTGTCTTTATCTTGAAAGCGTTGAGCAGGTTGTAGCAAGTTATAATAAAGATTATAAATTGTACGAGTAGTGAACCCAACTGTTGGTACATCGTTGCCAATAGCAGCTGCATTGTACTGTGTCTGTAAAGCTGACATAGTTAATACAGTAGAGGTGCTATCAACTTGTGCTTGCCACCAAGAGTTAGTTGATTGAGAAATCCCACCAACTGTATTAGCAGTAGCTACAATGTGACGTAGACCGTGAAGCGCTTTAGCAACACTGCCGTCATTATACATGGCCGTACCAAGGATATCAGCTAAGTTTTTCTCAGCAATTTCCATTTTAGATTTGGCCAAAGACAATTTAGCTGAGTCCCCAGAGTTTTTAATCTCTTCCAAACGAGAAATAGAGACAGCTGTATAAGCTTGTCGCCACTCGTATTGGGCCGCAGTTATTTGGTCATTATCTGAGATATTAAGAGTGTCATTGCCAGAATACCACCCACTAGCAGTAGGTGTAGCATAGTTGAGGGGTACCATGATAGAGTCCCCACCATCTAGCTTCATTAAACTCTTACGTCTAGTTCGTTCAAAGTATGGATTGGAGTCAAATATATTGTCAGCAAGTTTTTTTACAAACTTTTTTGACGTGATCGCCCCAACCTGATCCCATGTTAAATTCATGAGTCGATCCTCCTTGATTGTTATTAATCAGCAACGCCCACCTCTTCCATGGCCTCTTTGAGTACATCGTCCCACGTTTGGTTACGTGTAGGCTCAGTAGGCAAGTATTTCTTTAGGGGATCGGGTGTCTCACCTAGAAGCCCTAATTTTTGATTGCGCTGAACCGTTTTGATGGTCTCATCTTTGGCCTTACTCACTGAGTGATTGAGTAGGTCGTCAAACATTAAATCGCGAAATGCTGCCTTAAAAGAATTGGTGCCAATCTTCTGGGCGTGCTCAAGGACTTTTAACTCTAAGTGTTTTCCGTTGGAATCAACGTTCGTCCAATCTAGGTCAGGGTATAGCTGACGGATTGAATCGACCTCACTTGCGAGTTTTTGATCCTCTTGCTCAATTCTGGCCTGCTCTTCTTTTTGAGTTAGGCCATTTTTGAACTCGCGCAATTCGCTTATCTCTTTTTGCAATCCTTGCAACACATTTTGGACTTCTGGAGGGAGGTCGCCCGTTGGGGTAGGACTTTCCTGTTGTCCTTGTTGCGCTTCCTGGTAGCCTTGTTGAACTCTTGACCACCAGTCAGGGTTGGATTGCGCGTACTCATCAATTTTTTGGTATAACTGATATTTTTCGTTGAACTGATTTTGCTTACTAATGAATTCATCCTGCTTGGTTTTGAATTCATTTGTAAGACGGCCGTAATCATATCCCTGTGATGCCCACTGTCTCACTTGATCTTCTGTGGCCTCTATCTCTTTGCCATTCGCTTTAAATCGTAAGAATGGCGCATTAGTATTGGTCTCAGTAGGAGTGGACTGTGCCCCTTCCATGGGTGCTTCGTTTTCCGAAGGAGGGTTAACGGTCATATCGCCAACTAGTTGATCGATTTGATCGTCAGTTAAACCAAAATTTTCTTCCATGATAAAACAATCCTATAAAATAATTATGCTGGTAAAACTGATCCTTGGTCGACAAATTCCATAGGGGTATTGCCCCCACCACCTGCTTTTTGCCCCTCTTCTTTAGGGCCTGCTCCAAGTGATTGCCCAACAAAGGATCTATATTGCTGTAAAATATTTGCAAGGACTTGCTTATCTTCTGGACTGGCCACTTGACTTTGATCAAGTACGTCAAGTAATTGTACCATTTGATCATGGACATTACTGACAAGCTCTTTAACCCCACCTTGAGGTTGGGGGGCTTGTGCTTGATCTTGTGGCATATCACCAGGCATAAGTAATCCTCTTTAAAATAAGTCAATGATTAGGAAATAAGATAAATGATAAAATAATTATTGGATTTGAGCTTGCGCGGCCTGAGCTTGTGCCTGTTCGGCAGCGGTTACTCTCTCTAGCACGCCTTCCCAGTTAGGGTGGTCTATGCCTTTAAGTACCTCTTCTCTATCAATAATGCCGTCTCTATACAGCGCTATTAACTTAGATTCTTTGGCCGTCTTACTAAATGGTAATAATGAGCCAGTTACTACCTTTACGTCAAGTTGTCCTGATAAAGGTATGATTTCTGGACTCCCATCGGGCACAGGCCGTCCTAACTCATTCTCAGTGAAATTTTGACGTTTGGCAAATACTTGTCCTTGATCGTCCTCTTGAAATTCTACTTTAAAAAATTGTTGAGCATCCTGGTTATTCGTAATCCTAACCACCCTAGGAGTATTATAAAATTGAAGTACCCTGGATACATACATTTGTCCTATGTCGTTAAGCATTACATCTAAATTGCGTGACTTTTGCCTGATCCTTGTCTGTGCTGCCTCTTGTAATTGATCAATAGCAAAACCACTTGCTCCAGTCGTTGGACTAATCCCCTTAGAGACATCGGTGGATCCACTGATATCATCAAAATAGGATTTCATCCTATCAATGATCTGAATAACATAAGGCTGTAACTGGACTCCCTCTTCTCTTCTAAACTCTGATCCTGGGTTTTTTGTCACAATAAGACCAGGCTCATTGTAGACCATATCGGGATCAATGCCTGTATTGGTGTCCATAACAATAATAGGATTGCCCATCATTGTTAGGATATCTAAAACAAAGCTAATAAGTTTATTAAAAGTTTTTTGAGGCCCTTCTAATTGCTCTACTTCACTTATGCCCCAAAATTGGTGAGGATCTATATAATTTTTAACCTGACTATAGGGCCATTTCTGATCCTTGTACTCGTTAGGTTTATCTTCTAGGATAACTTTATTAGCTATTACAACCCGACGACCACCAGGATATTTTTTTCTATGCTTGAAAGTCTTGGAAATTTCCTGTCTGGCCAGGCCGTCATCGGTCTTGACCACTTCAACTTTCTCATTTTCTTCGCTCTCTATCTCCTCATCTTTGATATAAGCTTCTATGACTAAAGCTTCTTTGCCCTCTTTTTCCGAGTAAAGCCTTTCAGCTTCTATTAACTGTAGCTGATCTGTAGGGCTAACGTAGCGCATCTTGGATAGCTCGGTCCGATCATACTTATTAGTCTCAATATCAGGCTTCACGTATTTGGCCTTTTTTGGCCATCGCTTTTTAATTTCTTCTAGACTCATGGGGTATGCGATTATAAATAGATCGTCATCCTGAATCGTTTTTACCTTCGGTGTCGGATAGAAGTGGAAGGTGTCGTTAGACTCATATCTAATGCCACCTATTCCATACTCTAACTTAGGATCCCATTTCATTGAACTAAAGCCAGTACCAAAAAAATGCGAGTCATAGAGGCATTCTGCTACAGTATAATTCCAATTATTTCTGGCCCAATCGTGTTCGGCCAGTTGATTAATAAGCTCAGCAAATGGTCTATCACTTGGCTCTGTTGGGAGGTACTCAAATCTAGGTCTTGAGTCGGTCATAATAGGGATGACAGACTGAATGGCGCTAAAGACCATGTTAATCACTTCACTATGTCTATAAGGAGGGCGCTCTTCCTTCCATTGCCTCCCTCTAAACATTTTGTAGTAATCCATCCATTTATGATCAAACTTTTCTCTATAAAGTTTTGATTGATGAAAATTCTTTTCTATTCTTTTTAAAAGCTTTCTATCGGCATTAGACATCTCAGGCTGGTCTTGTTGCTCATCCCTATTCCTATGACTCTCATGCTCTTCTAGGACTCTCTCTTCCATTTATTTTGTCTCCTGGATGACCTTGTCCCACTCCCTGTCCCACTCTTCCTTTTTTTTGGCCTTATTAGACTCTAAGGTTTTATTGGCCTCTTTGTGGATTGTGTCGGGAGTCTCATTGCCAACCTCTTCTAGGTTATGAATTTTCATTAATTCTTTTCTATGACTTTTACTTTTAACCACAGTACCTAAACTAGGATAATACTCAGCGCTAGTTTTATCAATTATAGGGCGAGCTATTCGATATCTTCTAATCCCTATTGCTTTGCATTGAGGGCAATACTCTTGCCTTCTATGCTGATCATGGTGCTTGTGTACATCAAAGTTTTTGTCGCACCTTTCACAGTGATATTCATAAATCATACTAACTCCATACTTCACTGCGCCTTCTAGAGGGGCGTCTTATTCTGGCCACCTGCTCATGAGGTTGTTCTTGCTGTCTAGGTCTAATCTCATAAACATTAGTTTGGGGTTGGTTATGAGTTACCATATGCTTAACTCCCATTGTGAGATAACGTAAAGCGTCCATGGCGTGGTTATATTGGTCAACTGGTTTTTCTTTTTTAGAGTCCTGATCAGGCATAAGATCCTTTGGCTCAGGGTAATGATACATTTCAATTTCGTCCAATAGGTTAGGGGCCGAATCTTCTAGGACTTTAAGTTTTTCATTTTTAAAACAATCATAAACCTCACCTATTCCGGCCATAATATCGTTGTTTGCCTTGGTCACTGGAAATCTCCTTTCACTTAGCATTGCGATCATGTCTGGCCTACTTGGATCACACCAAACAAGCTTCATAGGGAAGTACGACATTTTGGCCGTTAACATTTCCACGATCATATCGGGCGTTTGGTTAGTTTTATAAAACTCGCTAACGATAAACCTATCTCCATTAGGAGTCACGCCCATGATTAATAAAACAAAGGGATCCGTATAACCCCAATCGATCCCTCCATAAAAGGTCATTTGGTTAAGAACTTCTGGTGCTATTTGTTTTTGGATATTCCCATGCTCGGTAAAACAATCATAGACGGTACCTGCCAAGCGCTCAAAGGTGCCCTCGTACATGGCCCTAAACATTCTAGGATCCATGGTTTGTTTTCGCTTATAGTAGGTCTTTTTAGAGAAATAAGGGTTTTCAATGGACTTAGCTGATATCAAAAGGCAGTCGTCTCTTTTTTCCTCATAGTAGGGTTTAACTAATTCTTTATATAACCAGTTAAGTGAGTAGGGTGTAGTCGTTAGCATAATAGGGGCGTCTTTTAGTGCTGCCCGACCTTCTATGTTTTGCCAGAAGTAGAGGCCATATTTACCTGCCTCATCCCCCCATATAGCATAAACATTAGTTACCCCTACAACTGAGTCAGGATCCGTCCCTGTCCTTAAATAAATGGTAGAGCCCCAGTTTAACTTAAACTCCATGTCGCCACGTCTAAACTCTCCATAAGGCTCAAAGACTTTTAAAAACTCAGGGAGAGTCGATTGATTCATAATCTTGTAAGTGGGGGCCGTAATAATAAAATTGGCCTCTGGGAATGCGTACTTAAAAACTTGGGCCAACAGCCACCTAGCACCTACTGTGGTATTATGTGTGACTATTTGCCCTTGAGCGATAAAACTAGAAGTAAGAGAGTCAACTTTAAAACAGGTCGTCTCTCTGTATGCTAATTTTTCTACACTTTTTATAATCTTATCTTGAGTATTTTCATGGATGAAATATTTATCTGCCTTCCTCTTTATATAAAAAGGATTAAATGATTTCAGGATAAACCTAACCATATAGCATTTCTTATACTTAACACCTTTTAGTTTAGGGATTTTTTCATTAATCCATGCCTTCCCTGCAAGGGACTCGATTAGATAAACAATATCATTCGCAAGGAGTTTAGATGTGGTTGTGAATTCAATGGCCTTATTTTTGGCCACCCAACCATCGGTGTCCATTAACCCTCTTAAAAGATCTAATCTTTGGCCAATGGAAGAGTATTTATATTTGTCGGGAATAAATTTTTCATGTGATTTTAGCCCATAGAGTCCAATACTTCGTAATTCATCTGTTATTGAATTCTTTCCATAACCCTCTTTAGTCCTTTCACTAGAAGTAACCCTATAAGTTATTTTATTACTTAATGTTAAATTAAATCCATTAGGTAACTCTTTAATAAATCGGCCAATAAGATCTTTGTCTATATTGGTTAAATTTACTCCACTAGTTAATCCACCATCACCAATTAAACACCCAAGAGCATAAGGCGAAATATATAATTCTTTTTCACTAAAATTAATTGGCGCTGATAAAGATGGGATTCTGGCCCTAGTGCTTTTTGACCACAAATCAACCCTAGAAAAAAGCTCCCTAGTAGTCATTAATATTTCATCACGCCCATGCCTAGGGATAATTATATTTATATGACTAGAGTCTGTTATTAACTCCTTCCCATCTGTAGTTGTAATCCTATAGGCCCTTTTTTTCCCTTGAGGGAAAACCCCCATAACCTTTGTCTTTTCCCCATTTCTGTCAAAAAGAACATCACCTACTTTAATATCTTTTACTTTTCGATATCCAGTAGGAGTTAAAACGTAATTATTATTATATAGGCCCTTCCCCCATTGTAATCCAGTTAGGCACAAGGTTATATCTTTCTCTGAGAAGATTGCTTCTTCTTGCTTTGTGCTGTGAGGGGTAAATATAGACGTTTTCATGGATTAAGGGTATTTCATGCTGCGGCACATGTCAACCACACTGTAGACCTATATACAGTTAGTGCTGTTACCATCCCAGTATCTTGCTATACCTTGAGCTTGTTTGTCATTTTTAGAAAGTTGCTTCATTAGTGATTGGTAGATTCGGTGGGGGATAATAATCACTGGTTCGTAGTCAGTATTTTCCTCCCTTGCCACCTTTTTTACCGCCTTTTTTTTTCCCTTTGCATTTCATCTCTATCATATGTCCTCCTTAAAACAAGGTTAGAAGATTGATATCATCTTAGTTCTTCCCAGTTAATCCCTGCTAAAACAGACGCATCAGACGCACCCGTCCTAATCGCACATAAAGAAATTATGCCTGTTTCATTCGCATCTTGTCGATTCCATAAAATCGTTTTACCTAAGAGGCCGCCGCCCGATTCAATTTGCCGTGTAGCCGCTGGGCCTGTACTAGTAGCATAAATATATTCAGAGCTGTTCTCATGGCCGTTTGTAATTGCCGTTGCTGCAACATCATACTCAATTGATGAGCGGTTCGTGTCCACTGCCGTCCACGAAGCGTTTGTTAATGTCCCACCGTGTACTATTGCAACCCTAATCGCCTCGTTCGTCTGAATTGTGTAACCCTTTGGGATGCTCAATATTAGATTATCAACACTCTGAAATGTGGACCTTGGTCGTATTGATATTAACGGGACTAATGTCGTTGATACTGTGTAGGGGGTTATACCTCTGTCAACCGATCTTGGTAGGCCTGGCATGTCTTGGAGAGTAGGACCGTCCTCTGATTTAACAGTACAGCAAATTGCCTTGAGAGTGGCCGATGCATTAGCAGATATTTCATATCTGAAACCACACCCATTATCGTCGTTGAAATATCCGATTTCTAAATATGTTGTTCCTGCTGTTGTTCTTATAGAGTAGCTTACTGGTAGGTTAGCTAGTTGCCATTGACCAACATTAACAGAGTTGTCGTGTGTAACTGATTTGATCGGTATATATATACCCGATTGAAATATTCCAAATCTTATCCGACCAACCTTAAGGCTTTGAAAATCTATTGAAAATAATTGTGATTTTGTGAAATCAATGTCTGCCGATGTTGTCAGATTGTCCCATGTCGATTGTGAAAAAGTCTGCTCGACTACTGCCCCAGATGTTTTAGTTCTAACAAAAACTGAAACAGTACCACCGCCAATGGCCGCTAAGTTAAGCACTCCAGTCATCTCTATTAGTTGAGAATTTGCAGGTGTGTACGGTACGGGGTAACTAGACATTCTTGCATATGAGCCGTTGTTCGCATCGTCTAGTGCAAGCGTTAAATCTCGTGGATTGTCGTTATGTGTTACTGTGCCGTTATTTGTGATCTGATCAAAATACTCAGGTTGAAGATCATAAAGAAATTCTACATCTAGCCGTTGCCCTGTATTTGATACCCGCAGCCTACCAAATGCATCGTTTGCAACTGAGTCGCCAAAACTGGCCTGCACTCTGATAGCTGTATTAAGCCCAGGTGCTGGAGTCTGGACAAACTTATCATACTCACGTTGATTTACATGTGGATCCATTGCCATCTATCGCACTCCATTGCGAGTAATTTTTGCTGGCCACCTTGCCTTTGATTAGATCCTCATAGTCTAGGGCACTAGGCCCTGCATGTCTATTGGTAGACCTATAGACTCCAATATTATGAGGAGTGAATGCCTCACCTATTTTAATGTCTTGTGTGGCCACTACAGTACGCTTAAATGGTCTGGCCCCTATAGAAGGCCATAATAATGGGGGTTGATCTATATTGTTGACCTTCATGCACATACCAGAAAACTCAGGGACAGAGAGGGAGTGGGGGGCGTCTGGTGTGCCCACTATATCTAATGGATTGAAATGTTTTTCAATGATCGATGCCCCATAATGGTGTGCAGCTGTAATAGGTATAGTGGAAAAATCAGTAGAGTGATCGCTAAAGCCAGCATGGCCGTATTTTTTTTTAAGATAGCTTATAAATTCTAAGTGGTGTGTTTTACATGGATATTTTACTTCGCAGTACATAAATGTGAGAGGACACTCTTTGAATATCCCATGGATCTTATCCATTTCATACTCTGTGGTGTCGCCTAGCGATATAATAGTTGGCTTTTTAAAATGAGCTACTGTTTTTAAAATAGTGGGATCAGTATTTTCACATGAGGCGATCTTGTGGCGAGTCACATACTCATTTACATAGCTATAACCCTGGGAGGAGAAGGCGCTACACATAAGTTCAATACCTTGAGTGTTGGCCTCATCCCTAAGAGGATCGAGCCACTCTCTTTTAATGAAATGCTTATCTATTTCCAGGCCAATATTATGGCCGTAAAGCTCAACTTCACTCGCAAGTTGAAATTTCACAGCGTTTGCCCCACAGTGTTTGGAGTAAGCAATTGCTTTGATGCAATCATCGAGTGATCGGAAATTAGATCCTATTTCTGCTATTATAAAAGTCATCACTCTTCCTTCTTGTCCTCTAACGAATATTCAATAGTCGATCCATCTTGACGCCTAATGATTGTCTTAGGGGCCTGAGTGCCTTCTGTCTTAGCAATAATAGGGGTAATTGGTCTACCTATAGCTTGATCTAATAGATATTGAATAAACTTAAAATTGCCCACTGAGACGGCACGCTTGATTAGGTATTGGAGAGTGGTTAGCTTGGTTACATCGGTCTCTTTAAACCTACTAGCAGGACTTAAAAGCTCGTCATGAGCAGTGCT